CCAAATAAAATAATAAATAAATTATAATAAAGAGTAATCGTAATATTTTATTATAAAATATATAAAATAAAATATTTATAAAACAAATGAACTCGAATTCGAATACTACACAACTATCCACATTTACAACATTTACAAGCACTGAAAATAAAGGATTACTATGGAGCGTTTTGCATGGTGGTGGGAAGTTCAATGGTATACCTGATGCATCGCTTAAAAAAGTTCAAGTCATGTTTGAAACAACTCTAAACGAAATGAGTGAATCTTTCCAAAAAACGAATCAATCCATCGATTTGAATGTAATGAATAAAGAAGTCGTATATACAATTTGTAAAAAATTAGACAATTTGATGGCTGAGGAGAATAAAAAAATAACAACAGACCAAAAAAAACAGCAACAAATTCCCCAACTTGAAACAATATATAGGGCGGAAGATATTCAAAAAGAACGACAGTCTGCATTCAATATGGAACTTAAAAAAAAAGAAGAAGAAATGTCCTCAATCATAAAATTAAGAAAACCTGATGAAATTAAATTTTCGGACGATGTTTATGATAAACCAATAGGAGATGATATGGAGAGGTTGCTGGCAGAAACGCTAGCATCACGAGAGCGCGAACTAGAACAATTGAATAATTCAACCGGTAAAGAAGATAAGAATGTAGCAGAAAAATGGATAAATCCGAATTCAAATTCAAATACAAACTCTACAACATCAACAGCAACAACAGCAGCAACAGCAGCATCAGCAACAGCAGCAACAGCAACAGATAGAAAAAAAAAAGTTAGTTTCAATAATGTTCAAACTGAACATGAGCCGACAACAACAGCAACAGCAACAGCAACAGAAGTAGAAGAAGTAGAAGAAGAAGAAAAAAAAGTAAAAGCAACATTAGAATTAAATACTCTTATGACTAAATTAAAAAAAATAAACACAACCGAAAATACAAATAAAACCAGCATTCAAAATAATCAAAATCAAAATAGTCAAATGATACAAATTTTTGAAGATATTGCATTTATTAAGAAAAGTATGATTGAGCTTACAGAAAAAATAAACAAACTTATGAATATTTAAGAATATTTAATATTGTAAAAAAAGGTATCATTATATCGGCGGTTGGACTAATTCAGCCGCCGCCAACGAGGATGATGATGACGACGATGATGGTTTTGTCGTCTTTACTTTATTTTTGGGAGCAAGAGATTTCAACGTGGACTGTCTTTTTTCGCATCGTTTAAGAGTGAATTTTTTTACAGAAGCAGGACAATGTACCAGGCACGGAATTGATTTGATTGTTCCTGTCAACTTGTCATAAACTACTTCTTTTGTTTTAACCAATTTTTTCTGGTCTATGCTAGAAGTTAGAAAGTCATAAAGAGCAACTTTATCTTTACCGCATAAAACATTCTCATTCGCATAAACTTCTACAAATGCGCTCATCTTTTTCATTTTCATTGATTTATCCAATTTTACCCACTGGTCTTCTTTATTTTGTGTTCGTTCCTTTTCTAAAAAATCATCAATATTTAAATTATGTTTTGTTACTTGTTTTGGACTTGTTTTTTTCAACAACATGGATTTATATTTAATATTTCTTAATTCAACACAGTCGCATTCCTCGCCAACAGTATTATCTGCATTATCTGTACTATCCACATTATTATCATTTTTTTTGGATGCAGATTCCATCTCCGTCATTGTAGAAGCCGCAGCAGCAGCAGCAGCAGCAGGGACATTTGCACAACTTTCAGAACTTTCAGAAGTCATCATAGAATCTGGATTGCTTGGATTTATTTATTTGTTAGTTCACCTTAATATATTTATAAAATAGAGTTTAAATCTATTTTATAAATACTATTTTAGAATCAATTCAAGGGGACCGAAAGTAACTCCGCCACGGTCACATGTCAATATGACATGTGACCCAATAGGTTACTCCTAACCCTCCTTTTAATCTTTCAATAAAAAAATGCCTTTACATTAATTGAAAAAATGCAACGGAGATGAAGAAGGCGCTAAACTGCCAAGACACATGGAATAAGAAAGACGGGATACAAAATATGCCATAAAATAAGTAAAGCAGCCCATAAACAATCCCAGCAATAAACCAAAGCTAAACTTCTTGGTTAAAAGACTATACAATGAAAATAGTGTTACAAAAACAAACACAACATAAAAGAAAATGGAAAAACCATAGTAATATAAACAATATTCACGAGTCAAGGGACCAAATAGCGAATTGAACAAATCCATTTTATCTATATTTATCGTTATATATCTATGAAAATATAATATTTTTTTATTTATTTATTTATTTATACTAAATAAATAATTATAGTATATAATATTAATTGTTGTATATAATTATTTTTTGACGCATGGAATCCAAAAAAAACATAAATATAAATGGTAAAAAAAATATATGTGGACTATTAATAAATGAAACTGCTATTGGAACTGCCATTGAAACTGCCATTGAAACTGCAACAGGTAGTAGTAACGCACTAAATTATTATAGGAAACGTGCCGCATGTGAAAAATGGAATTTGCCTGACAATTATTTTACATACTCACACCAATTCAGCGTTGTGTCGAAATTGTATATGAATTTGGAAAATGAGGTTATTGAAAATCGTGATATATACATAAAAGAAATTACTAAAAAAATATCTGGATATAAAAGACAAGATATTGATAAACATTTTTATTCAAAAGATACATTTATTTCTCTCGAAGATGTTATAGACAAACTACTATGTTCCAAGTTGAAATGTTTCTACTGCAAATGCGAATGCGAACTTATTTATGAAAATATTCTTTCTAAACGCCAATGGACGCTGGATAGAATTGAAAATGATGCCGGACACAATGCTGATAATGTTGTTATTTGTTGTCTAGAATGCAATTTAAAAAGAGGCACAATGGATAGCGGTCGTTTTAAATATGGAAAACAATTGAGATTCAAAAAAGTGGGATAGGATAGTTGAAATAATTTAATTCAATTATTTAAATTACAAAAAAGGATATAAACCAAACGCATAAAATTAAGTAGTAAACAACTAATCAAATTAACTAATAAATATACACATCTATTACTAATTATAAAAAATGAGTGCATGTATGAGCATTTGTGAAACTGCATCAACAGCAACAGCAACAGCAACAACATCATTTGCTGCCGCAGTTGAAAACAATAGCAACGGCGGAAACGGTGGAGGCACATATACCACACAAAACAATTTGCTTCTTAAAAATTTATTAAAGTTTTATGAGCAAGGAAATAATTTGGATACCATGCTTAAAATAATCAATGGTCACTCTAAAATCTCTCTTCGAATTATCGATTGGTTTTCAACAAATTATGCTAAAAAGTTTTATACAGTTTATACAATCCAAAATACGTCGAGAAGATTTAAAGTGTATGTGGATTACAAGTTGAAACTGAAAGCGTACTCAAAAAAGCGATTTGACCCATTTTGTCGTTGGGATAGAATTACAATTCCATATAAAGATGGAACTTTTATACAAACAACTATAGGACAGTTGAATTTTTTTAAATGGGCAATTGAAAATGATGTAGTTCATTGTATTGAAGAAAATTACGAGTCCATTGAAAATGACATGAATTCAAGAAATAGCACATCTAAACATTCGCGCTCATCATTGTCTTCATTGTCTTCAACATCAACCGCATCTGAAGACTGTGACGCTTGCGACACTCAATCGGCGACGACAACAATGACAACAAATGAACCAAATTCAAAGGCTGACAAAAATAAAACTCGTAAAAAACGCGAAGAGTTATCAATATCTGCTACAAAAAGCATTAAAAAGGAAAAGGTGGAAATTGTTGTCAGTTTTGAATGACATTACAGGATAAATTCAGTTTAATTTATATAAAATTGAATTTATATTCAAGATGGTTAATACCTGTTAAAAAAGAAACAAGGTCTCCAAATGACTTCTGCAAAAGAAATCAAAGAAATGATTGGTGTCATTACAAAGAAATGTTCAAAAAATATACAAACAAAACTTAATAATATTAATAAAGCGGGAGTATGCGATGTATGTGATACAAAACGCGTAAGTCAAAATTCAAGAATATTACTGCCTTATCAAATTATTCGTGCATGCGAGTTAACACTTGACCAATTGAAAACGCACATCAACGGGATTGTCATCGATGTTCCGTTTCGCGAATACGAACGCATTAGAAGCAACAACATCAACGACGAACTTGATGCGTATGTAATGAATAACATTGGGGGAGAAACACCCGATACAGTTACCACAATTTTAACCATAAAGAACGAAAATGGATACTCGGGGTCATCTGCTGAGCGCGAAGACCTGAAAAGACTAGAAGAAGAAATAATCGTACGAGGATGGCAACCTGTTGCATGTAATCCAGAAAGAACTGTCAAGGGTAAAAAAAATATTGGTAATGCAAACTGGTCGGGACACTATTATTATAAAATCTCAGGGGGGTCGCAGCAAAGTTTCAAAAGTCACCCAGATAAAGAAGATAAAATTTTCACAACTTACAAGGGGTTTATGTCTACTGAAAAAATAATTACCGATGTTAAGGCATCATTAGTGTGGCAAATGCTTCACACTTTTGACATTGATAAATTCATTCCGACAGAAGATGCATTGAAATATAAGCAAACAATTGAAGACTATTTGAAGAAGACCATGTATTTAGGGGAATCGTGTTATGAGTCCATGAAAAAACTTGAAAATATTCGAGACGGAAAGCTAATAAGTCCAATCACGCAAAAAGATATATCTATCAACGCCTTTGATTTTGACGGTGGCTGCAAAGAAGATGAAATTGTAGACATAAGCCACAATGAACCGGTAAATGATAAAAAAATACGTTTTTGCCAAGAAAATAATGTCATGCTGTCGGACTATCGTCCTGGAAATTTATTTTGGGATACTCATCTCGGGAATATGCAACAGCAATCCTTCACGGTAAAAGAATATTGGGCAGAAATGGAAGAAAGAATTACCAAACGAAAATCATGGTTGTTGGCGTCGTCAATGGCGCAAATACAAATGTAGTTGACTACTAAACCAAATCAATCTCTTCCATTTGACATTCATGATTTGTTATATTTTTTATAATGCAGTCTCGAAATAAATCTTTTCTGAGTTCAAACCCAACTCCAATGCGCCCCAGTTTTTGTGCTGCAATTGCGCTAGTAAAACTTCCGGCAAACACGTCCAGAACAATGTCACCGCGGTAACTATAATAATAAGTGCTCATTGTCGGGATATCCATTGGAAATGGTGCAGTGTGTCCCAATTTATTTTCTTTTTTATTATTTATCTTTATTACAGGCGACAACTTGTGAATGTCTCGTCGCCAATCTTGCACCAGTTCCTTCGGTATGATATTTTCAGCTTGACGAAATGGATTTTGTGTCATGATGGTTTTTAGCGAGAAGCGTTTCCCGCGGTCAGATTCGCTCTTTTCACAAGTCGGATTTTTGCATTCCCATGAGCGAAGCCCTTTGAATGTGTAGCTGTTGCTCTTTACGACTAAACTGCCACAATCGTTACACGGATATTTAATGTCCTTCTCCAACCTGTGTTTGTGAAAGATGAGAATGTGTTCGTAACAGTTGCACGAATATTGGAAGAATGGAAACGGTTTATTTCCATTTTTATGCCTGGAACTCTGCACTTCGCCCTTATCCCAAATAATATCATCCACAAATGTGAATCCGCATTCTTCAAACATGACAATAAAGTAAGCCGGAAGCGGAATTTTCCTGTTTCCAAATGCATTTATTTTATCCATTTTATCATTGTCAACCACGTCGCTAACATTGAAGACGAAAACGCGATGGTTATCCAAAACACGATAGCATTCGGTAATTATTTCGCGGATGTCATCTAGGTACGCTTTCAAGTTTGCCCAAATTGAATATTCGCGCGCATTGTAATAGGGCGGTGAAGTCACAATGTGTCCCACCGACTCATTGGGAAGCCGTTTCAACCCTTGCAAACACCCGCCCCAAACTACTTTTATTTTTTCGGGGTTTGATGTTACATTGGTTAAAAGCCGATAGTCTGTGAAATTTGTTTCCATATTCCATTGTTTTTTTATAATTTCACGATATGCTTCTATAAAATTGTAAACGTTTCTTTCTCTATTTTCCTTATTATTTTCTTTGTCGTCCTTGTAACAATATTTGCGTGTCAACTCTTCAACCAACTCTTTTGACAGCATTTCATTTAAAATGTCAATGTTGTCTTGAACAAGATTTGACATTTTTGTCCGGTCCGTTGGCAGTTTTGCCGGAATTACAATTTCATTTTTTAGTTTAGATTTTATTTTAATTTTTAGTTTTTTTGGATTTGGGTTTATTTCTTCTTCGTCTTTTTCTATATTCATTCACAACAAGACAACTAGTAACTATTATAAAATCATACATTTATTTCAATTTTATAATAATTTATAATTTATAATATAATAAAAATAAAAATGGGTAGGTACCAGGGGAACCTTGGTTCCCCTCCCTCTAAATCGAAAAACTATACATGTCAGATTTAAGCGGACGGTTGGCAAAAGAAAGCGCAGGGTTCTGTGGTGTCGGAACTGGAATGGTTTGAGGCTTAAACATCAAATCGGCAGGTTTCAACAAAAACGCACTCTTGCTCGGACCGGCTTGAAACCAATCATTGTATATATCCAAGTTACCATCTCGCAAAAGCTGAAATGACATTGCCATCGCTTGACACCCAGCCAAAGACGGCGGCATTGGGTCATAATTATTTACCGACATTGAATCGTCGGGTATCACTATCGTCATATACTGTTTATTAAACGATGTTAGTTCTGTAATGTCTGGACTATTCAGCACATCGAATATTTTCAATATTCTTAAAAATGCATTGCTTGTGAGATTTGTAACCTCATACATTTTTTCAGCACCCGGTTGATAAAGAAGTGGGATGGCTTCTACAACGATAATAACTTTACCAGCAAATTTATGAATCGGTTCAGCAGAAATGTTTTTCCCGCCAAATTCATGGTTGTATTCCGGCATTAACCTATCTTTCAAATTTGAACTTATTGATTCGGCCATACTGTTCAGCACATCAACGTCGTTTGTTTTTATTCTAAAAAGCAAGAAAAGAGGGTCACTTGGATTCGGACACACGGTTGAATTTGTACTAAATGCATTTGTTGCAACAGTACTCATCGCTTCATCAAATGGAACAGAATTGTATGTTTCCTTAATGCATTTGTCATCGCTCAAAGATGTGGAAATGATTGGTTGGCCTTTGTACCCATAAACTTCAAAATCTAAACACCTGCATCCCATTTTGATTGCATTTTGAAGAGCACAAGTACTTACATAATCATTTGAAAAATTTCCAGTTGAACAACAATTATAAGCAGTTTTTACGTAATAGTCTCTTAATAAAAATTGGGAAGATGGGTCCGATGAGGCGGTTGTTATCCAGTTTGAATTTAATGCTGGTGCCTTCTTCTTATTTAAACGTGCACAGCTTTTTGGAAGTAGTGTGTATTTATAATAAATATAATATGCCATGCACCCCATTATAAAAAAAATTAATGTGCAACCAATCACATGTATCAACATGGTATTGGGAACTTGTGAAACTATACTTTTTAAAAGTAACATTTTACTTTCTATTTCATTTTTTAAAGATTCGATACTATTGTAATTATTAGACGACATCTATATTTTATTAATTTAATATATTCTAAATCTTATATTTTGTATATATAATTAAATTATGATGCAATAGTTAATTACTTATAAATTACTTATAAATTACTTATAAATTACTTATAAATTACTTATAAATTACTTATAAATTACTTATAAATTAATAATTAAGTAAATGAATTTAATTAATAATCAATATTTATAATATTTATATATAAATTGTTTTTAATTATTTAGAATCAATATTCTTATATATATAGTTTATATTATTAATAGACAACAACATATAACACCTACAACGAAACTATGGCAGGAGGTTTATTAAATTTGGTCGCGTATGGAAATCAAAATGTTATATTAAATTCGAATCCTAAAAAAACATTTTTTAAATCAACATATGCAAAATATACAAACTTTGGATTACAAAAGTTTAGAATTGATTTTGATGGTCAAAGAAAATTGAGAATGAGCGAAGATTCTAAATTTACATTTTACATTCCACGGTATGCAGAATTACTGATGGACACATACCTTGTTATAACACTTCCAAACATTTGGAGCCCTGTTTTACCTCCCACAAAATGCAATGAATCGTGGACACCGTATGAATTCAAGTGGATTGAAAATTTGGGAACACAAATGATTAAAGACATTACAATATCGGTTGGGGGGCAGACGCTTCAAACAATTACAGGCGGTTATTTGCTTGCACTTGTTCAGCGCAATTTCAATGGAACAGAGCGTGACCTTTATAATCGAATGACTGGAAATATACCAGAATTGAATAACCCTGCATATTATTCCTCAAACAATGGAAAATACCCAAATGCATTTTACAATTATACAAACGAACCAGCAGGAGTTGAGCCATCCATACGATTTAGAAAACTTTACATTCCCATAAATGCCTGGTTTTCAATGAGCAGCAAAATGGCATTCCCCTTGGTTGCATTGCAGTACAACACGCTTCAAATTGATATCACACTTCGTCCGGTAAGAGACCTCTTTGTAATTCGCGATGTTTCAAATGTAAACACGGGTGAGGACACACTGCCATCTTACTTCCCTGAATACACAACGCCAAACTATATTCAACCCAATTTTAACGATAATTTACAACAGTTTTATCGATTTATACAACCACCTCCCAACGTTGAACTTGATTATGGTAACTCAACTCGAAGCGACTGGAATGCCGACATTCATCTCATGTCAACGTATTGTTTTCTCTCTTCAGATGAAGCTAAACAATTCGCATCCATGCCTCAACAATACCTCATCAAGTCTGTTTACGAGTGGAATTATGAAAATGTTACAGGAAGTCGGCGCGTCTGGCTGCAAAGTTCGCTTGGGATGATAAGCAGCTGGATGTTTTATTTCCAAAGAAGTGACGCTTATTTACGAAATGAATGGAGCAATTATTCAAATTGGCCTTATAATTATAAACCGGTCCCGTTAATTCCTGCACCAATCGAATTAGAAACCAGTCCCACCACTCCGTGCCCATGGACTCCGCAAGTTTGCAGCGACCCATCATCAAATGTTGGATGCTACGGTCCTGGGTGGAATCCAGCAGTAAATGAACCCACCGGCCTTTTTATGACACAGTCATTCAGTGTCGAAAACCAAAAAGACATATTATTAAATTTGGGAATTTTATTGGATGGAAAATACAGAGAGAACATTCTGGATGCAGGCGTCTATAATTATCTCGAAAAATATACAAGCAGTCGCGGTTCGGCTCCTGATGGGCTTTATTGTTACAATTTTTGCCTAAATACTGAGCCTACAGAATTTCAACCATCAGGTGCGATTAATGCGAGCAAATTTTCGACGATTGAGCTTGAATTTACTACATTTTATCCGCCATTGGACCCCAGTGCAAATTTTTTGACAATTTGTGACCCGGAAACCGGTGTTCCAATTGGCGTGAATAAGCCAACATGGAGAATTTACGACTATAATTATAACCTGACAATTTTTGAGGAGAGATTCAACATGCTTACATTTGTGGGCGGAAATTGCGGACTCATGTATGCAAGGTAAAAATTAAATAATAATATAATAAAAAAACATTTCAATTTTTTTATTCATTTCATCATGGAAGTTATCAATTTTATATACTCCGGGTCTATATTCGGATTTTTGTCGGGATGGTATTTCTTGCACAATCGTAAAAGACAATTACGGTAGGTTAGATTCGGAAACTTAATTTGCAACTCTTGTATTTCTTTGTCTATTAATTCATGCCGTTTTCTTATTTCTTCATTTCGAATCATTTCCTTGACACGTTGTCTTTCTTCTGCACGTTGCATTTCTTCAGCGAGCCGTCTTTCTTCAGCACGTTTTTTTTCATTTTCTAGTTCTTTTTGTTTTCGTCTTTGCTCTTCTTCACGACGCATTTGTTCATTTTCTTTTCTACGGGCAATCTCTTTCAGACGTTCTTTTTCTTTGCGCTCATTCATTTTTTGTTGTTTATATTCCTCTTTTCGTCGTTCTTCTTCTTCAAAAAGTTTACGTCTCATTTGAAACTCATCGTTGCGTTGATTTTCAATTTCCATTCTCTGTTCATCTGAGAGTTTCCTGAGTTTTTTATTGGCCTTCCTTTCTTCTTTATTTTTTTGCTCTGTTAAACCATGAAACATCTGCGCGTGATTTTATTTTCGATACATTACACAAATATAATAAAAAATATTTCAATTTAATATTTAAAAATAAAAATAAAAAATATAAACGCATTTTATTAATGAATATTAATAATTAGATTATAAATATTCATATACATATTCATATACATTCAACCATTTCAATTCATGGGAGCAAATAACTCAAAATTCAAAATAAATTATGAAGATTTGCAAGTTGCATGTAAATATTCTTACAATAGTAATAATAATAATAATAATAATAATAATAATGATGGTAACAACAATAATAACAATAAGTATGCGATAATAAACACGCTTGACCCTATTCATCAGACATGTTTAATTCCAAATACAATTCCAATAGCCGAAGAAGAAGAAATTGTAAATGATATTATAACAAATTCAAAAAAAACAAAAATAATAATTTATGGATTAAATTCGAATGATGAAAAAGTGTATTCGAAATATGAACAACTTGTTAAATTGGGAGTAAAACATGTCTACATTTACAATGGAGGAATGTTTGAATGGCTGCTACTTCAAGATGTGTATGGTCGCGAATTGTTCCCAACAACTTCGAATGAATTAGACATATTAAAATATAAACCTCGAAAAATTCTTGACATTCTATTTATCAAAATGTAAAAAGGATGCAGGTCCAAATTTTATCAAGTTTTTCTGGTCTTCGCGACATATTTTATATGTCGGCCGGATTCCATATTCTGCCATAGATGCAGCATGGTGTGCACATTCATTCGCATCATCATCCGCACACGAAACTTTGGGCTGACTGCCATCAATATAAGTTTTCAAACGGTGCATCACTCCAACTATTCTTGAAGCGCGCAAGCTGTTGATAAAATGGTAAATGTCTGAACTGTATTCATACGTATCTGCATCCACATCTGCATTTAAAATAAGCGTCGGAATTGTTGTCTTTGTTGCATTTGATGTAGTTGAAGTTGAATTCAACCATTCATTGTGATATTTGTTACACTCTTCCAAGTAATCAAAACTAATATTTTCCCCCGGCCTGTTTCTTTTCTGAATTCTCTTCATGCACACTTCTGTGCTCGCTTTGAAATATATTATACATGAAGGCTCAACTTCTTTTGCGAATTCATCAAACCATCTTGTGTAAATATTGTATTCATCTTGTTCAATTTTCCCAGCATCATAAAGCATTTTTGCAAATACGTGTGCGTCTGTTAAAAGACAGCGCTCTGTAATAATTAATTTTACTTTCGGAGTTCTTAATGCTTGCCTTATTTTTTGCAGCCTGGTAATGTATGCCATCATTTGAAACCTGAATGCGAATCGTTTAACATCTTTATATAAGTTTGTCAAAATGGGAACACCATTTTCATCCTTAATTTTTTCCCACTCACATGTTGGTTCATCCACAAATATTATAGAATCATCTGCTTCTGTTTTCTTTTTTTTTAATGACATTATATATTCTTGCAATTTCGCCTTTCCTGTTGTTTTTCCCGAGCCAATGTTTCCATCAATCGAAACTATTAAACAAGCCGATGTTGCTGATGGTGGTTGTGCCGATGACGATGATTTTGTTGTGCATGAAGACAATGAAGCAGAAGCAGAAGCGCCCATTTTTAACTGGTATAGATAGTGTATATAATGTTATAATTTATTTATATTTATAACATTATTCAATTTTTATTAAAATAAAAGTATGATAATAAAAAATTGATTATAATAATCATCTAAAAAGAAATAGTTATATAGTTTAACCACCATACCCGAGAGACCCGATTGAGTCATTGAACACATTGAACACATTGAACACATTGAACACATAATAATGAAACAAGCACACCCATTAATAAAAAAATCAAAATCAACCCAAACCACTCTCACGTTGTTAGATGTTGATAAAATGATGAATATCGCATCAATCACATATTCAGATGGATGTGATGACGGGCTTACTGATGAAGACAATAAAGTCGAGGAAGATGATGACTACAATGATGAAGCGAAAGAAATAGAAGAACCAACATTATCAGATGATGACATGGGGTTGTTACACGAAGAGGCATTATTTTTAATTGACGAATTTATTAAATCGAATCCTCTTTTATTCAGCAATCCTGATTTTGAAACCATTGTGTATGACCACGTGCAATCCATCTTGCATTTTTCTATCAAGAATTCAATCAAAAATGATGACTGCCACGACGACGATGCCTGCGACGATTATGACCAGGATTGCAGTGATGATGAAAACGAAAACGAAACACTTATATCATCTCAAATTGATGAATTAATAAATGTGGCAATGCACGACTATTTCAAATTTATTCGCCCTCATCGTTCATACAAGTATTCATTTATAAGAAAGTCTCCCAACTTGGAAAAAATGAAAAATAAAATAGAATTCTTAGAGTCGCTTTATCAGCCAGAGCAAAAAACAGAAGAGTGGTATTCCCATCGTCACGGGCTAATTACAGCAAGTTCAGTCTGGAAAGCGTTTGGTTCGCCGTCGGTGCAAAATCAGCTCATATACGAAAAATGCATGCCATTTGACCCGACAAAATACAGTCGCGTCAATACAGAATCATCTTTGCACTGGGGTCAAAAATATGAAGTGCTTTCAAAACAATTGTACGAAGAAATAAATGGCACAAAAGTTCAAGAATTTGGATGCATTCGACACCCAAACTCAAACTATTATTTCATCGGAGCTTCACCGGATGGAATAAATGTGTGTCCGTCATCGCCGCTTTACGGTCGAATGGTTGAAATTAAGAATGTTGTATCTAGAGAGATTAATGGAATTCCAAAGGAAGACTATTGGATTCAAATGCAAATTCAAATGGAAGTTTGCAATTTACCGGAATGTGACTTTGAAGAAACTAAATTTACTGAATATGAAGATGAGGATGCATTTAATGCGGACTCGGATGAAACAAACGATTCTTCAAAATGGAATTATAATTTGAATGGAAAAAGACGAGGGGTTATTGTATATTTTGCAAAAGATGAGAAACCATTTTACCAGTATGCTCCATTGAACATTACTACCAAGGTGGAGTTTGATGCATGGTTTGAAGAAACAGTAAACACGTATGAAAATCTCACATGGATAAAAAACATTTACTGGCGACTTGAAGTTTACAGCTGTGTGCTTGTTTTGCGAAATAAGGAATGGTTTAAAAATGCAGTTGTCAAAATAGAAGAATTATGGAAAATAATTGAAACTGAAAAACAAACCGGGTTTCAGCACAGAGCTCCTAAAAGAAATTCGAATTCAAATGCAAAGAAGGAATACGGAGGTGGAGGGATTTCCTCCTTATTTCCATCAACACAAAATGTGTGTCACCTCGATTTAAAAATATAAGGGATAATCTTATGTAAAGGAGGGGTCATAGGGGCGTAATGCCTGGCACCTTGGTTCCCCTAACAATTGTTTCCGTAAATATCCGATGGGGCATCTTCATCATACGCATAAATATTAACGCGTTTAACTTTTGATGAAAAGGGAATAATTGGAGGGAACTCAGGAACATTTATTTTTTTATTCTCATATAATGTTCCGCACATGTTTGCAGGGGTGCATGTTCCGTTGTTCGGTGTTGCCCAGTATCGAACATTATTTGTTCTTTGAAGATAACTATTTGGAAAAACGGGATAAAACGCCGACATGGACCTACCATCTAAATCCGATAATCCTGGGTCTTTTTGAAGAGGATAGTCTCCTTGCAACAATGGTTTCGTTACGCTGTCTGGAAATGCACCAGGTTCAAGAAGATTCGAAACAAAATTCTCTCGAATCGGTGTAAAAAAGAACGAACCAATAAGCGCAAATAATAATGCTAAAATTAAAAATAAAATACTGTCTGTTTGATTTGTCATAATGAAGACCTGTTTATTTTATTTGATACGGTTAATATATTATTATAATATAATTTATTATTAATTACATTATAATAAAAATATAATTAAAAATATAATTATTTTGTGAGTTTTACATTTTCTCTCATTTGAAATGCCTATTTTTTATTTTTTATAAATTTTTGACTTGTAACCTTTTCTAGTTCCGGTAAAATTATCTGTCTCATTGTCTGTTAAAGGCATCGGTTTGATTCGGTGGTAAGGTTTGTTTTCGCATATATTTATTATTTTAGCACGATAAATATAAGTATTTTCATTTATATAGTGTCTATAATGAAATGGAATTCGTTGACCACCTAAATCGACTCTTTCTATAATAACAATGTCATTTACTTTCAATGTATTTGTTGTCGCCATATTTATAACTCTTGTGTTTGGGTGTTTGGGTGTTTGGATGTTTGGAGTTGGACATCCTATCATGAATACAAATCAATTTTTTGAACAAATCAATTATTCAATATCAAACTTCCGCTCTATGTTTAATGCATTTTTCATCAACGTGAAATGATGGGACATCTTTTGTTTGCGGAACAATCGATAAAATGCATTTTGCTTTATGGCCGTAAAGCGGCTCGGTGCACCCTTTTTCTTTCTTTTTTGAAAAATTAAATATTTTTGGAGGCGGGTCATTTTTGGTGCATCTTGACCTAAAATGCTCATATCTCTCGCGAACGTCGCAATAAGACAATCCTGATTTTTTATCAAGTCGTTTATTCACAATTTCATGAAGACGATAAATGTATTTAGAAAACGTTTCTCTTGATTTTAAATGGCACTCGCGAATCGGGTTTGCTTTCAAATTGCTAGTTAAATTAATTCGGCAGTATTTGCACGGTAGTACGTACCTTAGACTATACACAAAATCAGAGTAGTGTTTTTTATCTTCCGCTGTAGGATTTATGGGGTAATTAAAACTCATTGTGTGTAAAAAATGCCACATTGGAGGACCCCACACTGATGTCATCATTCCGTCTCCGCTATTATAATCATTTTTAGTAAATACATATGCCGATGATGACGATGACCTTTTTTTTGTTTTATTTTTATTTTTATTTTTTATAATTTTATCATTTCCATTTTTTGTTTTATTTTTTTTACTATTAGACGCATGGGTCATTGTTATTGTGTTGTGTTGTTATATTTAAATAATATTAAATTTTTTATCTAAAAAATAAATAACACAAGCAAGTAAACAATATTCGTACGTAAAATTTAAATTTAATATTTGTATATTATAAAATATTAAATTATTATACCAGATAAAATAAAATACTATAAATGTCGATTTCTGCAAAATCTGTAAAGACAACATTGGAAACAATATACTCTAAACGACACATTTTAGTAATGTTGCTAATTGCGTGTTTGTTTATTTGGATTGGCGTGTATGTGTATAAAACATATGTCAGTTCATATTTGGGGTCATCATTGGAAGGTTATGCGTCTAGTATGGGAGAGAATGCCCCTCCATCATCGGAGAATCAAAAAACTGCAACACTTTACATGTTTGGAACGACTTGGTGTCCGCACTGTAAAACAGCTAAACCTATTTGGGATGATTATGTGAGCAATAATGAAAATTTAAAAGTCGGAAACTATAACATACTTTTTAAAAGCATTGACTGTGATGCAGAAAAAAATATTGCAGATAAATTTAATGTAAAAGGATATCCAACATTCAAATTAGAAAGAGGGCCTGGCGACATTGTCGACTTTGAAGCAAAGCCGACGCATGATAATTTTACCAGTCTTCTTCAAACATCACTTACTTAAAGGGGACATGCTTAAAGGGGACATGCTTAAAGGGGACATGCTGTCCCCTCTGACCCCTTGCCTTCAATGGATGCTGGTCACATGTCAAACGGTCGGTCACATGTCAAACGGTCGGTCACATGTCAAACGGTCGGTCACATGTCAAACGGTCGGTCACATGTCAAATGGTCGGTCACATGTCAAACGGTCGGTCACATGTCAAACCGCTGGTCACATGTCAAACGGTCGGTCACATGTCAAATGGTCGGTCACATGTCAAACGGTCGGTCACATGTCAAATGGTCGGTCACATGTCAAACGGTCGGTCACATGTCAACGGGAGGGGGTTAAAGGGGGGCGTTGTAGCCCCCCTTCTTAGTGATTACAATTTTTTTCTTCACAGGTTCTGTGCCCTTGGGCATGAGTTCGCCAATAATTGACACTTGTTTATCATTCAATTCAAAGCGCTGACCTATTACGCGGACGCGAATAAAGTCTTTTTCATTTACCGAATTGAAATATGAATTGGAAGAATGATGGTCGCGTGATACATAAATAATTACAGGTGATTTCTTTTCATCTAAACTTGTAAATGCCCGTATACCTGCCTGTGTTATATTTTTAGCATAACAGTTGATTTGCATACCTTCAACCGGACAACAAATGCTGCATTCAAAAACAACCTCGAATTCTACATATTTACTTGCAAGTGTCCCGCTCGAAAATTTTATAATGCGGATAGAATCCGGCTTTACATATCCTTCTACAATACATTTTCCTTCCATTTTTGCAGAAATTGTATTTTTAATAGTCGTTTCTACATTTGAACCAACTAGAATAAATGGAATAACAACCTTGGTTGTCAAAACTGATTTTGAATATAATTCATTTTCTTCCACTTTCAAGGACGATGATTTTTTTTGTATAAGTGACGACGACGACGACGAAGATGACGATGACGATGACGACATTATATAGTATATATAATATACTCTATTATATATTCTTTATATTATCTATATTTTTTCAATTTTCTTATTATTATATTTGTAACTGTTAATTATTAAATTATTTAAATTATTAAATATACAACTTTATAATTTATTACTTGAGTTAATTTATTGAATATATAGCTTCAACCATATTAAGATTCCATCTTTTATTACTTAATTTGATGTGGTTATAATAACTGAGGATAATTTCTTGCAATATACAATATGTTATTTGAGTAAGATTTTGCGGTATTTCAATAGAATGTTGAAATTTGTATTCTTGTATTATATCTTGGAGCGTACGTTTTTTCGTTGGAGATGTGCTGCATACACTTCCACGATTTTGATTTTCTTTTATTTTAAATGCAACGCCATCTTTTATAATTTGCGTAAATCCCAAAAATTGTGCAAAATCATTTTTATCAATTTTAAATTTACTTGTCAACTTATTCCGCTCATCACTTGTCAATTCACTTTGGTCGAATATTTGCCATTCATCCACTTTATTCGCTTCATTTTTTTTATAATAAATCGACACATTTTTAGATGTAGGTGTTGCATTTTTTGAAGCAACAAATAAATACGCACCGGTTGATAGTTTGTCACCTTCTCGTGTGACAAACCGATTAAAATACTTTAATATATTTTTAGCGCATGTCGGGGCAAAAATATCTGCTGCATACTTTGCCTCCTCATACAATGCTTTATTATTTAAAACGGCCTCATCTTTTAATTTTTTAGAAATTTGTTCTATATTATTCAAATTTAATATTAGAGAATTAATTTCATCAAATGTCAAACGGTCCATGATGTGAATAAAAATATACCAATGAATTTCACCCAAATCTATTACTCTTTCAAGTGTATGAATCATTTCATTGCAATAAATATACCAAATTCTATCTCTTGAAATCATGGGTATTGCCCCCAAAATTAATTTTAATGCTGGGTCTTGTGCATCTGCAATATCATTTTTTAATTTTTTACTTATTGACGTATTTATGGCTAAATTATATGTGTATGCTATATTTGAAATAATATTTTTTACACCTTCATAAATATGGATTTCTCTTTCTCTCTCCAATTCTTTCCCTTTTGATACATCTGCTTTTTCTGATACCGCCATTGGAGTTGTCTTTTTAATATTCACACTTATTTTATCGCGCTTAAACGGAATTGGCGTGCTTCTTTCAAATACGCTGATTGCCTGGTCATTCAACTCAACTGGTTGAAAGAGATAATAATCTCCAATATTTATTAAATTTCCGTATTTTCCGTATAAATCAGAAATGTATTCATTTTTATCATTTATCATTTGCGTGAGAGCAAAATTGATTTGAAGTTGCGAATATATTTTTATACGATTTATAAAATGAATTAAATCTATTTTATTATAAAAATGTTTTTCTTTAAATGCCGATTTTATTATTTTAATTATATTTTCAACATTCATTAAAATAAATGTTTCATTAAAAGTTCCCATTTTTACATCTTGTTCTTTAATCTTGGCACTAGGAGTGCACGTATATTGACAACTTTTCATATAATCGCACGTGGAAGTAAATGGTTTATCACCTATTCTATAATCAATATTACTACCTGTAGATAAATGTAATTCAATTTCAGTATTAATATTTTTTTCTGTAAAATCACCCTGTTTAATATTCAAAATGCAATCAACTGAAGATTCTTTAAGCACTCTACTCACCACTCCCATTTTAACCGCTTTTGTTTCAGAAAAACGATACATTGCCAAATCAGCCGACTCTTTTCCACCTTCTAAAAGAGTTGCATGAAGAAATATTTGAACATTTCTTTGGTTGAAAGGTAATTTTTTATGACTGCACGTTCTAACACCTCGACCTATAATTTGTTCAATTGCGCTCATGTTGTACCACGGGTCCATTACGTGTATTTGGCGAATGTTTTTCAAATCAACACCTTCCGACCCCGACTTTGAAATAATGACAACTTTACATCTTGAACCATCCATATTTTTATCGGAACGAAGTGCATTGATTTCAATGTCATTGTTCGGAGAAATGGCTTGGTTTCCCGTAATTAGCGCATATTTTAATCCATTTGATTTTATAGAAGAAGCACTTGAAAATAGCGACTTTGATGTTGATTTTTCATTTTTATACCTTGTAAATCCCATCTCCTCCAATGCGAGCGCCATTGGAATTACACCACTCTCAATAAAATAAGTATATATCAGAATAATACCTTCGCAAAATGAACTTTTAGATGGAGATTTTTTATTATAATTTAAAACAATGCTGTTGCATATGGATTTAATTTTAGAGCTATACTCTCCAACGTGTTCCGGTGAAAATATCCGAGTTTTTGTATTTTTATACGTATACTGACCTTTTTCTTTTTTCATAACATTTAACAATCCTCTCTCCCCATATGTATACTCTAAATCTTCTTCTTCATTCTTAAATGGATATGTCATATTTAATATTTGCCGAAATGAAATCAAATCATTTATAGTATATCCAGAAAGAGCGCTGTTTTCATCAATGTCTTCTTGATAATCATCTTCTACATCTCCAACAACCTCAACAACTTCCCTTACACTCCTTCGTTCGTGTTCATGTTCTTCCATTTTTCCCAGTTTTCTCTCGTATACGTCACTTTGATGTTTTCCAATCTTGGTTATGTAAACATCCACGTGTTCTAATCCAGGAACTGTCGTTTTACCGTCAAATGTAACTTTGGGATAAGCAATAGTTCCTCTTGTTTTATTAGTACCATCATAAATTTCTTGCTGTTTTAATGAATTTTCTTTGGAAAACTGTGACGGAAAAATACGATATGGAAATGTGTATGGATTTTCACCTCTTACATATGATATATATCCAATTGATGCTTCTTTCAATAATTCTCTCCCAACCTGTTTTCCTTCTACAACTAAAAGATTATTATCTGAATCAAATAAATCTCTTGAATGAATTCGAGGACGTCTATCATTAATTCGCATAAGATTTAAAAGCCAAACAATTTCTTTCGGGTCATTAAACATTGGCGTTGCTGATAAAAATAACAACCGTAAATTTTCAGCATATTTTACAAGATTCAATAAGTAAGCCGCATCCTTGTTATTAGATTTTAAATTATGAACTTCGTCAATAATAATTAACCTATTATTAAAATAATGTCTTAGTCTTTTGATTCCTTCACGAGTTATTTTTATTTTGAATTCTTCATCTTCTTCATCTTCTTCTTCATCTTCCTCTTCCTCTTCTTCACCTTCGTCTTCACCTTCCTCCTCCTCTTCACCTTCGTCTTCACCTTCCTCCTCCTCTTCACCTTCGTCTTCACCTTCGTCTTCACCTTCGTCTTCACCTTCCTCCTCCTCCTCGCCTTCCTCCTCCTCGCCTTCCTCCTCCTCGCCTTCCTCCTCCTCGCCTTCTTCCTCCTCCTCGCCTTCGCCATTGACTACTTCCTTGCCTTTACCCTTTTTAGTTTTTACCTCACCGGTAGTAACTTTAGATTTTTGTATACTACCTTCTCCACTAATCAACATTTTTATAATGGATGAAAATTTTTGATATCCAAAAAATAAATATGATTTTTTTATTATTTTATAAATTTGTTTTTTTATTTTTAATTTAATCTTTTCTTCTTCTTGTGCATTACCAACTTCATCATCATCCATTTCGAACAGGTATAAATTAATTTCTTTCAAATACTTATTTCCAGTGCATCCGCTTATTGTCCATTTTCCAGATTCATTTCGATGCAATTTACTAATATCAAATAACTCCTTTTTAAAATTATTTTTTACATTTATATTTGAAATAACGATTATTTCTTGTTTTATTCCCATTTGGTTTAAATAATCTCTCATATTTTCAGATATTCCAATTGCAGAACAAGTTTTTCCGGAACCAAGACCATGGTACAAAAGCAAACTGTTATATGGCGTTTGAAATGACATGAAATTTTTTACAAAATATTGATGTTGTTGCAACTCGTATGTTGCATTGCACATTTTATCAGCATGTTCTATTAATTCTTTATTTCTGTATACCTTTTCAGTATTTCTTGTGTCATAAAATTCTTTTTTTTCTGCCAACTTTATATTAAAATTTACATCATTCAAATCTGGATAAAGAAAATCATTATTTTTATTTGAATTTAGATTAGGCATTATCTTTATTTTTTTTTTTACTTGTTGTTCTTGTTGTTGTTCTTGTTGTTGTTCTTTTACCTTTTTCGGTTTTATTTTAATTTTCATCATTTTCTTTTTTTTAGATGCGCACCTATTTTTATCCGTTTTGTAACACTCATCATCATTGACACTTGCAGTTGAATCGGGATTAAAAATACACCTTTCAGTTGCTTCATTATATTTGCAAAACACTTCTGGCATCATTTCTTTTTCTCTTACAGCTTCAGCTTCTTCCCTTCCTTCAATTGCTTCCATTGCTTCAATTTCTTTTACCTTTTTCGGTTTTATTTTAATTTTCATAATTTTCTTTTTTTTAGATGCGCACCTATTTTTATCCGTTTTATAACACTCATCATCATTGGCACTTGCAGTTGAATCGGGATTAAAAATACACCTTTCAGTTGCTTCATTATACTTGCAAAATGCCCCTTCTTCTTTTGGTTGTTCTTTTGGTTGTTCTTTTGGTTGTTCTTTTTCTGGTTCCATAATTATTTGTTGAAAGTTTTTTATAATATATAATATAAAGAAATAATATATTATAGATTGATTATACCTATTCAAAATCTATTAAAAATTAAAAATAATAAAATAAATTAACCGTTATTTAAATTAGATGTAAAAATATAAAAATCATAACACATCACAAAGCATAAAATTATGAAGAGTATTATTAACACTTGTGATTATATTTTTTTTTTCTACATTATATGGTCGAATAATATCCATGCACTCTTTATATGATAACCATTTCATATTTTTTACTTCCGACTTTTGATATTCATTTTTTTGAACTGTATCTCTGCTCATGTATGATAAATAATATTTATTTTTATAAGATTTTATATTGGAACCAATAAATATTTCTTCATATGGAATAACATTATGTATTTGTTTCAAGCTCAACTTATCATACCCTGTTTCTTCTTCAAATTCTCTAAATCCGCAATCTAAATCTTTTTCTTGATGGTTTCTGCGCCCTTTGGGAAATCCCCATTCTGCCGTTTCCCAACTTGTTGTAGATGAAGAAATCAAAGTTTCCAAGTTATACTTTACACCTGACGACATGTCGACACCGTTTTTCATATGTAAAAATTTATTTTTAGAAACCTGCTCTTCACCCCTATATTGTATTCCAGAATACTCGCCCCATAATGATGACCATAATTCATCAAATGGTTTTGTTAGTATGTTGTGTTTTTCGCACACTGTCATTTCATCCACTATATTTTTAATGTATTGATAATTGTGAACCGAGTATTTTCCGCGAATAAATTCAACATAACCAAAACTATCGGTTCTTTGAATCATCAAATATTCATATTTGTTTTCAAATTCTTCTTCTTTCTCTCCTTTTTCTCCTTCTTCTTCTTTGAATTTTTCATATTCGCTAGATTTTCGAAATGCAATCACACCTATGCTTGTAATAGGAACACTGCAATTTGAATACATGTGCCCGTTTTTTCCACAATTGTTACAATAATTATTGCCATTGCCATTGTTGCCATTATTTCCATCATTGCTAACAAACTTTTGCATGTTTTATCTTGTTGTTATTTGGTATTGTTATTGTTACTTGGTTTAAATATTTATTATTATGGTTATATGTAAAAGATAAAATCTTTTTATATTGTTTGAATACAAACATACAAACACACACACACACATATAACAAGAATATGACAACATCTACTTTAGACTCAAGCGTATGGGGACCTCACTATTGGTTTGTTTTACTCACAATGGCAACATCTTATCCTAAACATCCAAATGATGTTACAAAAAAAAAATACTACGAATTTATTCAAAATTTACCATTGTTTATGCCATCCAGCACAATTGGCAATAATTTTAGTAAATTATTAGACGCATTTCCCGTTACTCCATATCTCGACAGCAGAGACTCATTTATTAAGTGGGTCAACTTTATACACAATCGAATAAATGTTTCGCTAAAAAAAGAAGAAATATCACTTCATGATGCTTTGGAAATTTATTACAACAACTACAAACCTAAACATGTTGTGGCGAGAGAAAAATATAAACATTGGCAAAAAGTTGTGTTTGTCATTATTGTAATGTTATTTTTGGGATTTATTAAATATAATATGAGCAAGTCAAATTAAATCACTTTTTAATCAATGATGTGTATTTTTAGATTTCAACCCAAAAAAACCGCCATGTCCATGTAACTGTTTAATTGTATTAAAGTTTTTAATATTTTTTTTAATAAGTTTATAACTCCAGATAACACCCATACAATATATTGCAAAAATCAAAACTTTAGTGGAAAAGTAAAACTGAAAAAGATGTATATTATTATTATGGACGTATAAAGAGAATTTTATAATTCTAAAATACGAATACCACAATAGCTGAAAAAATTCGGAAATAATATTCAAATGCAAATAATTTTCATATTCTTTATGTAAATGATAGGATATGTATAGCATAACATTTGATGTTTCAAGAATATTGTATCCACACAACAAGTGTTCTTTACTTTCACTTAGTAGTGATTGTTTCAATAAATAAATAGCAAATATATGATGAATAATGAATGGATAACGTTTTTTTAGCTCATCCTTTGGCTTTAATTTATAAATACATGAAATAATATACATTAAGTCATACGTATAGTATCCTATACTCATGTGAACTGCATAATCCACATTGTAATCATAATTATAATGCGCCATAAATAGTAAACAACTAATAAAACTAACGATATTATTGGATACGACTTCTTGTTTATATTTCGATATTTCATTTGTAACTGTACTCCAAAAACAAATAAGAGGAATTATCTGACTAATGTTTAACATATGTTGATTATTTTTATCACTATATTACTCATTCACATATTTTTAAATAGTTTTTAAATAGATTGTGCCGACTTTTTACACATAACCATAAAACTATCATTCTATATAACGGGTCAGATATTTCTGCGTCCAAGAACATACTTTATCCCGATAGGTAGGTTGGTCAACCATTTGAGCCTCCAACTGTCCATGTTTGGAAAGGTAGTTTTTGGTAAATTCAGAAATTTGGTTATTCATGTTTGGTGTATATATGTATATAATATATATAGTGTATGTATATAGTATATATTTATAATATTCTATAATTTCAATTTTTTATATTAATTTAATATTTGTATAAATATAGGCAAACAATATTAAATTAACCATAACAATAAATAAAAATCAAAATCAAATGTCAATAACGAAAAAAAGAAAAATGTATATGACCGGAGGAATTCCAATATATCCAGGAGGATTTAGTTGCGTATTTAAACCACAATTGAAATGTAAATCTAAAAATAAAAATAAAACAAAACGGAACAAATATCATAGAAAAATGAATTCCGCGGGAATATCAAAACTACTATTTAAACATCATGCAAAAATGGAAATGGATAATATTCGACTGTTTTACAACGCTCTGAAAAGTATTCCAAAATCACACAAGTATTTTCTTTTTACAAAATCGAAACTTTGTTCGCCTGCAAAAATATCAAAGCGCGACCTAACTGGGTTTGACAGCATGTGCACAAGTTTCACAAACCGTGAAATAAATGAATCAAATATAAATTCGAATATTGACAACCTACGACTAATAAATATGCCGAACGCCGGTGTCTCAGTAAACGAGTGGCTATTAAACACGCGGCTCACAAGTGCACGAATCAATCTTTTTAATAAATTAATGTCAGAACTCATTGTAAATGCGATTGTCCCAATGAATAAAATGGGTGTAATTCACAATGATGTTAAAGAAGATAACATTCTTATTAGCGGCTCAAAAACAAACCCAAGACCCACCATCATCGATTGGGGAATATCAGGTATATCTACATCGCACAACCCCATTCCAGAAATAATTATGAATAGGTATATTTCCGTGTCAAATCCGTTTAGCAGCATAATATTTACATCCGATTTTATCATGAGTTATAGCGAGTTTTTACAAACGCACAATAATCCATCATCTCTTTTATTTCGACAAGAATTGGCATCATTCGCGCTTTCGCAATATTTAAAATTCAAAGACATTGGGCACTACTCGTACGTTGAACGATTTTTTATCGCCGCATACACATTTCAAAAAAGAAATGTCATGAATGAAGCCGATTCCCGCCAACTTATTGAAGACACATACCACAAATACGCATCCGCGTACATTTCAGACGTTTTATTCCATTTCACCGAATTTGACCAGGATTTAGGAACCGGCAAATTTCAATACGCGAAATATTTTACTCAAGTTTATATATTTAATTGTGACATATGGGGAACTATGTGTTGCTACAATGTCTTTTTTTCAATTGTAAAAGAACCTGCAACAATTCAACACATTAATCCGGTAAAGTATTTCAATTTTCTAACGCGACTTTTATCTATATTTACAAACGAAATTATGGCAAATGGTCATGAGAAAATTAATGTTAATAAATTAGTTACGTCTCTCAAAGGGAACTACATTCCCCTTTAACCCCAAAGGGAACTACGTTCCCCTTTAACCCCAAAGGGAACTACGTTCCCCTTTAACCCCTCCTCAAAGGGAACTACGTTCCCCCTCCTTTGTAAAATAGAGGTCAACCGCATTATTTATAATGTCATTGACAACTGCATCTACAGTTGCACTTAAAACCGCATTGTTTATAATGTCATTGACAATTTCATCCACAGTCGCATTCGCATTCATATTATTTATATTTTCATTATTTTCAAACGTTTTTGGAACCGCCAGAACTGGAAGAACCTCTGAAGCCGAGGAAATCGGCGCCTTTCGCATTTTTATGATAACATAGTCATCCTCGTCAAATTCAAACTTTTTTTTATTTGCATCTGCAATTATGTCATCGATTATTGTTTTTTGAAGTAATACTTTTTCCTCTAAATATTCTTTTACTCCAGATGAGTAAGTTGCAGAATAATTCAATATACTGTTTACGACATTTACCACATGATAAACACCTGCAGTCAAATAATATTGAGTATAAAATAAATATTTATTTTCTTCTTTTTTTGGTTTTTCAGTCTCTTTTTTCATTGGCTGTCTATATATTATTTTTATAATAAAACCCTTTATTTTATTATAATTTTAACTTTATATAATAATAAAATAATAATTAAGACAAAATACATGAATTTTAAATAATAAGTATTCAAAAAATATAAATTGAAAAAAATATATATATATTTATTTCTTGTAGTTCCGAGTTATTCAACACAACATGGAGATTGTCGCTACCAAGGCGACGACGACAAAAGGAGAAGCAGCAGCAACACAGCCAGGAGAAATACTTACAAAAAAACAGCTTGGACTGTTTCAACGAGAAATGAATGATGCACTCAGCAACAAACGCACCGATGACATGCGCCGAATGGTATACGGCAACTCCGCTTTGATTTCGACCACGCGCGAAAAGGGCATCATCACCATGACGTTGCGTTTTGCAATTCAAGAGCGCGACGACGCTTTAATTGCATCATTACTTGGTCGCCTATCGATGAAGCGCGACTTTTTTGAATTGATGGTTTACAAAGGTGACCCAGTGTACAGCGCGCAATTATTTGAAACGCACATTGACGTTGCCGTGTTGGAACCAAAAGATATTCGGTTCATGATTGAAAACGGCCTGACACACTTGCTTCGTCACTTGGATGGCAAATTTCTGCATGATGCAGGCGGCACCAAATCCGAATTTGACAAATCTTCGACTCTGCGTCGCTACTCGCTTCAAAATTGCGCTCACTACATTGAAAAAATCATGAAAGTCGTTGAGAGAAACGTGATGAAAGCCATTGCCGAAGATGAAAACAAAAAAAAGAAAAGTCACCTTCCTCACGACGTTTTGAAAAAACTGCAAACAACTTTCGCCGTTTACGATGTCATAGTTGACGGCGGAAGCGTTTTACACTCGCGAAATGGTGCGCCCAATCCAAATGACTTGCGCAAAATGATTGACTTGTTGAAAGCGCGCGGTCACTCGCCGCTCGTTGTCATTCACACATCGCACACCAACGTCAAACTAAACCCGACATATGCCCCGGAAGTGAACAAAATTCTTCAACAAGATGGTTGTACTTTCGTTACAACTCCGTCGGGTTTAAAGTTGAACGATGACCTCTTCATTCTGCTGGCATACTTGATTCGCACAGACCACGCACTTGCGTGCAGCATTGTCACGCGCGACACATACACCGACCACATGGACACATTCAAAAACCCTCAAAAAAATGTGTCGGATGATTTCGGCAAGTATCTGGCAAATGATTTGATTTCATTCACAAATGATGCATTCGGTAATATGCATGTGCCACCCACCCAAACAAAATCATTCTCCAATTGCATTCAAATTGTGGAGCCGCATGCATACATTCCGCTGTTGCCCACAACCGCAGCCAGCAGTATGTCATCCCCCGAATTTAGTCAAATATATTTAGAATTATCAAAATAGAAGAAAATAGAATCCATGCATTATGTCCCATACCACCTGTAAATAAAATGATGGGTCAGAGGGAAACCTTGGTTCCCCTAAATTTTTTTCTTTTACATATATATAATAATATTTATATAATGCCCGCCAAATCAAAGTGTACAAAACAAACCCAGAAAAAATACACGACAAGGTCGTCCCCCCCTTTTCCTGCAAATGAGTGTAAAAATAAAACAAAAAAAGGCAACAATGGAAAGTTTTTTAAATCAGCTGTAGACAAAAATGGCGTTTACAAGTGGATTGCATTAAAAATTACAAACAAGACTAGACGCAAATAACTTTAATTATATTTCCCTTTATAAACAATAATACCAAAATACCAACCCTACCAACCATACCAACCATACCAACCATACCAACCTTACTATATATGTAAGCGAAAAAATGGAGCATCGCTAAGTGGACAAAACGCCGGAGCGCTCTCAATTGGTGGCTGACTGTTTCCCATCCCGATGCGGTTATATAAAAATACATTCGCAGTATTCGCCACCGTATGCATTATGCAATGAGCAAACGTTGAACTCCAAATGTACTTTTTTTTATATAAATTTACGCTTAAATAGTAATACCCTATACCGATACACGCGAATGTATAATACGTTAGTAATGCCGGCAGTTGTGACGATGATGATAATAAATGATAAGCGCGATAGTTTTGATATGATACCGCGAGTCCGACATAACTCATATCTAGATTGCGCCTCCATCCATAGACCGGTTTGCGCCAGTAGTTGACAGAAGTCAAAAATACACCTCCGGGCATAGCGGCTAAATCATAACACCCGCAATACAATGCGTATACAGAAGACAAAAAAGAAATAAAAGATGTACGAAAAATATAAGATGAATATTTTTGTTCCATTACATATTTTTCTTCTAATCTTTGACAATTATTATTCATGTCGTCACACATTATTACTATAAAAACTAAAACGAAAAAATAATGGTAAAGTAACCGAATCTGATATACGTGGTGGTATACGTGGTGTGTGTGACACCTTTTAATATTTAAAACGCCGATTAGTATATAAGATTAGTATATAAATATATTTGAATAATTATATTTATAAGTAAAATGCCACATATCTTGTATACTGGAATAGGAGCAAAAGAGTCAGAAATACATTCTATTGAAGAATTTTTAAATATTATGAAATATGCCTCATTTCATTACGATGAAATGACTTCACTCGGTTTCGATATGGAATACAAAAACTATTTACTTCCTGATGATTTTATAAATTTTACATTAGAAGAATGGATAGACTATTCAGGTGCTACCATATGTCAGTAGTTTGTAACTTTGTATTATTTGTAGTTTGCGGATTGGTTTAGAGAGAAGAGAGATAAATCAAAATTAAGTGTACATAAATTCATAAAAAAAATATAAATTAAAATAAAAAACTATTATATTAGTTTAATAAAAACACAGCAGAAACATTATGAAATTTAAATTTGAGTTTATTATTTTTATTATTACCGCCGCATTAGTTTTAAATACTTATTATGACGGTAAGTATTTCAAAATGGTGGAGACGGCAAATGCGAGAAAGTATATTAAAATGGCAACATTTGGATTTTTTGGATTATCCATGTATTTATTTTTAAAAAAGAATCCGGCAAATTCTCAAACGATTATGCATCATGCAAATGAGTTGATTAAGTATATGCCAATCAGTAGAGAATCCGCAGATATGCTAACTCCATTTTTCGACATGACAAATAAACGCGCATTTTTTAGCGTTAATAACGGAAACAATGGGAACAATGGGAACGGAAATGCAGATGAAGCGGAAGATTGGTCTAATTCTAATACAAGTAATATATCTAAGCGGCAACAATACAATATAAATAAAATGATGAGCTCTGGAGGAACTTCGGCGACAACCGGAATAAAAGCCACAAAACGAAGTGTAAGCGAATCGAAAAAGAAATTCGTGGCAGCCCAACAATCATGGAAATGCGGCGACTGCAAACGACAACTGCCTAGCTGGTTTGAAGTAGACCATAGAATTCGCCTTGAAAACGGCGGTTCTAATGCAGTAGATAATTTAGTGGCATTGTGCCGAGACTGTCACGGGAAAAAAACAGCATTTGAAAATTTTTAACTGGATGGAGTTTGATTTAGATGGATTGGATTGATTAAAATATAATAATAATATAATATATCTGTATTTATTATTTTATACAATTAAAACAGTTATAATAACATAACATACGATAACATACGATAACATACAAAATGAATGCTATTCAAGGCGAAGGCGGTGTTTCAACTTTAATGAAATTTTTTTTAATTATAACAGCATGCATTATTATAAATATTGTCTTATATTTATTTGAAGACACGTGGATTGGCGGGTTATTTACTGGCGCATGGTTATTTGCAACAGTATTGAGCTACTTTTATAATAGAGGGTTTGATTTGAATATAACAAACTATAGCATGACAACATTATTAAAGAGTTATTTTCTTCCAATACTTACATATATAGCATGGATTGGTGTCATTTATTGGTGGATAACGGCACAAAATGATTTAAGCGACAATCCAGACCATAGCCAACTTTCCAGAAATTTTGCAGGCGTTATAACCTTTTTCATTCCCGTTTTAGCCGGAATAGTAACATATTGTTACACTTATGGTAAATCTGTGTTTTGGTGGACATTGTTAAGCATACTTGCTTTGATATTGGGCTCATATTTATACTATATATTCTATAATTTACTCGATAATTGCAACAAAAATATTTCAAAATCTAGTTGTTGGACATTTTCTGCAAATGTGGCATTTTTATGTTTTATTATAATAACCATCGTTTTTGGTTTGTTATCAAAACAAGACTTGGGAACATATGGAAAATTTATTCAATTTTTACCTAGAATTTTAACAACCAACCCAACTTCACCACTCAGCATATTTTCAATCATTACTTATTTAATGCTGTGGATTTCACTGATGATTGTACTTTTTCGCCATGATTCAAAATTCGGCGATGAAGAAGGCGACCCTGTAAATGCAACATTTACAGCAATTGGAATACTCATGTTTATTTTATTACTTATCAAAGAAACATCACTTGGTGCAAAAGTTATAAATATGATAATGTATATATTTAACCAACCCTTGTCCACCATTTTGTTACACGCATCCATAATAACAACTTTAATAGTATCTATTTATTTTACAACAATATACTTGGAATCAAATGGTATAAATAAGCAAACTGGGGGCATATTGGCGTTGGATATATTTTTATGGCTTTTATTGATTATATATGGGTTTATAATATATAGTTATAGTAAAGCATAATTATTATTAACTTATACAAGTAAAAATAATTTAGTAAAAACAAAAACAAAAATAAAAAAAAAATATGCAGTCTTTTAGAAATTTGAAGTCAAAATTAATAACTGATGCTACAGGTTTACAAATTAAACAAAATATTTCACAAAATAAATACGTTATACTATTAATTATTATTTTAATAATAAGTGGAATTTCATATGGTTTAATTCACAATTTCATTAAAAACCAGTGGTTGTTTTCAGTCTTCCTCATTTTGATATTTGCATTTGCAGCCATGTTACGTTTTGTCATAAATATATCAACCATTTACGTCATCATATTTTTATTGGCATCCATATCTGGTTTGCTTTTTTTTGTAAACAAGCTTGCAGGTATTATCATGTCTGTAATTGTCGGACTGTTACTGCTTCATTTACTTTACATTTTCATTGTAAAAGGTGTGAATATAAACGAATCGGTAAATAATTTTTTTAGCGGAATGTCAGTCTCATCCATACCGGAATTCTGGAACTCACTCACAAAAATAACCAGCTTCTTATGCAGCTATTTTGTAAAGGGATTTTTGATGCAACTTGTATCCAAGTCAATGCTCATTATTTTCCTAATGTATTTAGCTCTAGTTGTATACATTTATACAAAACAACCGTACCAAGTTGTATCTGATAATAAATCGATATTCCTATGCATATTTTTATTCATCGGATTTGCACTTTTATCATTGCTTGTGATGGGATTTGAAGCATTTGTGCCTTTTATAACATCATTTTTGAAATACACAATACTAATTGGAATTGTTATAGGAATCATTCTTGCAGTTTTGCACGTTTATAACAATGTTCCAATTATTGCAAACACGGTATTATTTGCTATAAATATCGCAATACTTGTCGGCATTTTTGCCATGGTTATCAAATTCATTGGAGCGGAAGCTCCAGGTTATATTTCCGGACCACCCACTTGGTCCAGTTTGCTTTTTAAAATACTTATTTATATACCTTGTTTGTTTTTAAATGCTATTGACTTTTTCAAGACTGAATTAAAATTAGCACAAAAACAATGGACATATGTTATTATTTTTATTATTGAAATTATACTGATTGCATTACTTTTTATTCTTCCGAAAGCATTTGATGCGGTCATTAATCACAACGGCGAGGTAATATTGGATAGCGTGTTACCTTTGAATGTAATAAGCAACCCGCCATTACAAGTAACCACCACAAATTCAAATAATGTCGAGACAAAATCTTTGACACCGTCACTAGCAGACAACGTTAAAACTGGTAAGCCAACTTATAACTATGGAATATCTGCATGGTTTTATATTCATCCAGAACCACTCAATACAAATAACAGTTATACAACTCCGGGTGGTGTAAATATATTAGATTTTTCAGGAGCTCCGACCATAAAATATGATGCAAGTAATAATTTATTAAACATTGTGGTTGGTGGTTCGACAATTCCACAATCTTCTCAACCAAAAAGCCAAATTCCTTTGCAGAGATGGAATCATTTATTTATAAACTTTAATAACAGTAGCATAATGGACGTATTTCTAAATAACCATTTAGAAACTTCAGTGCCAAATGTTATTCCTACGCTTCCAACAAGCTTGACTGTAGGAAGTAGTTCAGGAATATATGGCCAAGCATGCAATGTAGTTTATTATCGAAATGTTTTAGGAAGTGATGGAATTTCGTGGATATATAATACTCATAAATATCTTAACCCACCGCTAAATCCAAACTTTTAATTCATAATTCATTCATAATTCATTTAATTTAGAAATATTAAAAATATTATTATAAATAAAAAATTAAAATTATAATAATAATAATATAATACACATTATATAGGTCATTTTATTCATAATATCATCATACAATAATGGATTTTTCTTGGACAACTATTATTATTATTATACTTTTAATTATTATTGTTTATTTTGTTTGGACAATGTTCTCGTCTTCTTCTTCAACTACAGTTTCGTCTGGGAGTTCAGATGCATCTCAATCAACACCAATGACTGTAACTGCATCTAATTCTTTTACAATATCCACCTGGGTTTATATAAATAGTTGGGACTCAACTTCAAAAAATAAAACCATTGTATCAACACCATCACAAACACCGAGCACAAGTACATTTAGTTTAACTTTAGGAAAAACTGATAATGGTTTATATGTTAATATTGGAAACCAACTTATTCCTCCATCAAATGGAACATCAACAATATTAGTTCCGCTTCAAACATGGGCATCAATCATTGCAACTGTAAATAATGGAAACTCATTAGACATTTATATTAATGGTAAACTTGTTCAAACAACTGCTTTAGATAAAGTATATACTTTACCTGCTGGAACGATAAATGTTGGTGGCGGAATAGATGGTTATATTTCCTCAACATTTAACGCCACTCCTTTCGGGCCGCAAGACGCCTGGAACACTTACTCTAGTGGATATGGAAGCGGCAGCGGAAGTTCTGTTTCAGACTTTTTTAATAAATATAAGGTTCGATTCGCTTTTGTAAAAGATAATGTGGAGCTGTCTAAGCTTGACATTTAATTGCCAGGGGAACCAAGGTTCCCCTCTGACCCCTCCTTTTGTTTGTAATCTATGTGATGTAAGGAGGTTATTTACTTTGAAAGAGGGGTCAGATTAATTATAATCATAATTAAATTATAATTATAATTATATTATATACAAAATTTAAAACAAAACAAAATGTTATTTTATGGAAAAGAAATAGACATATTTTATATTATTTTGCTTGTAATATTTATTCTAGTTGTTTATATTTTGGTTTCATTTTACATGCAACAAAAACAAACCATTGCGCTAACAACATATTCGCAGCCCATTTTGAGCTCAGGTCCCATCATTCCAATTCCCATTAAACCTGGTGAAGTTTTAGAAAGAGGCGCATTTGCAATTTCGTTATGGTTAAATATAACCTCATGGGTTCCGCCAACAACGGTCGATGCAAGTTTTAATGTATTGACGCTGAATAACACAAATGCAACTCCACTAACCCAGATATTAAATTTATACATTGATGCAACTTGTAAATTAGCTATTTCGTCAACTTTATTTACTCCACAACGAAATACAAAATATGTTTTATTTCCAATATATCAAATAACGTCATCTCCATTGCCAATAAAAGAACCGGTAAATATAATTTTGAACTATAACGGCGATGATGATTATATTCAAGATGAGGATGAATTTGTAAGAGATTCCAGCGGAAATATTAAAAAAATGAATAATGGAAACCCCATATCAATATATAATACAGATACTGGGTTTTATTATAATAATCGCGCTTTAGATGTATTTATTAACGGCATGTTGAACAATACAATCATTTTGAATGCTTCATTAAGTAAAGAAAAAGGAAATGTGTGTGACAATAATACGTGCGTGTCATTTTTCGATGACGCATCCATGAATTACTTTACCAATAATAATATTCAAATTCTGGTTGGCTCAGCAGGTAGTAGTGTCAACGGACCCATTGGAACAATATCAAACGTCACATTTATTAAAGGCGGGTGTTCAACTGAAGATGCACAAAGTATAAACAACAGCGGAAATTCGAGTAATATATTAGACAATATCCTTTCATACAAACTCCGATTCAGTTTACTCGAAGACGATAAAGAAGTAAAAGTGTATGATATTTAATATTTAATATTTAATATTCAAAAAACGAAATCACAACATGCTAACCGTTTATTTTCGCGATATCTATTCAAGTCTATAAAACCGGCGAGCGGATAATTTCTATTTTTTACGTAGTAGTTACTTGAAATATTTGTTCCTTGAAAATTTCCGGCATTCGCCATTGTTGCTCCATATGCCGAATAAAATGAAAACCCGTTGCTCGTAATGGTGTCAGTTTTCAATTTTTGAAGGCGCGTGCTTCCAGAAACTGCACCCTGTTGAGCAAATTGTGTGTTGTTTGGTTTATAAATTGTACTGCAGTAGCTGTTGGCGGGTTGATTGAGCGCGTTGTTGTTATATGTTTTAGGATTTGAACAATTTTTAGACTGATAAACTTGGGGACCATTCGGTTCGTTTGTCGGGTACAAAAATTCAAACGGAATATTATCATTTACACTTGGGTAATACACGCAATCCGCTTTTTTGGTCGTTGACAGTCGTTGAGCCGCCGTTCTGCACCTGGACTGTAAATAGCCGGATGTGGTTTCATAATAGGACTGGCTAAGCGTGCAAATGCCGGACCTGATTCGATTATTTTCAGGATTACATGCAATACACACTGTATCATAAACGCCAGTAATTATTTCATAACTTTCATCCACATTTACTTCATCTTCTTGGTCTGGAATAGTTGCAGCAATCGGAGTTATCGGGGTAACATAAAAAATATCCGGGACAGTGGGTTCATCGTTATTATAAACAATGTCGTAAATGGTTGCAGCTCCCGGAATGTTGAGAAATATTTCCTCGATAACTGGAGCGCTAATAAATTCTGTTGGAATAGATATTGCACCATTATTTTGAATTATGTCCCCTTTATCAAAATTATTTTTAGCGTATGCATCTGCTATTTGAAATGAATTTCCACCCGATTCAATGCACTCGCAGGATTCTGCATTTGTTTTATAGATGCTTGACCCCGGCGTGTCCATCAAATATACTGTTGCCATTCGTTTTTGGCTAGAGTTGTCACTTGACGGATTTGTAGGAACTAGTTGTCTGCGCCAATGCTTCAACGGACGCGCTTTAAAATTCGGTCCTATAAAATCATCCTGATTTATATTGGACGGAACATTGTTTGCATTCGGACGATGCATGCCTGGAATGATACTGAATGCGGTATTCACCTTGGTTGCATAATGCGGCTTTCGTGTAGTCGTTAAAGTATTTGAAGTTCTAAAATTTTGAGGATTATTTATTTTTGGAGTTGTTGTTGTCATTATTATTATTATTATTATTATATATAATTTAAAATAAAAAATAATATTTTACATTATATTATTATTTTATTATTTTTTTATAACAACTTCCAATTGTGAAATGGTATAAGGAATTTGTATAAGATAAATTTCATCATCATCCGGGCTAACTTTATACAAGGAACAATCAGCGTATTTTAATTTCATTTGTTTTGTAGTTTCAGTCTCTTTTTTTCGTCTTAATTCTTCTCTTCTCCCCTCTTCACCTTCTCCTTCATCTTCTTCTTCTTCGTCTTCTTCTTCTTGGTAGTCAGGATTAAATTGAAGTGAAGTTTGATATGTTTCAAGAATGTTGTGAATAATTTCGAGCTTTTTCAAAGGGTCTGGTGTTTGATTCATAACTTCCTGTTGTTTTTCAATATTCATCAAAATGATTTGAATATCATCGCGAATGCGATGCAACTGAACACGCCGCTCTTGATTATTTACAACATTTTCATAATCAGAAACATATTTTTTATATATTTCAAGCTGCCTATTAAATTCAGGAATTTTAATGGTAATTTCGGCAAGAGCATCATCTTCAGATTTATAATTAAATAATAAATCCAATTTCAAATTTATAATATGTTCCTTCATTTCTTCCACTTTTTTAAATTGAGACTCTAATAAATCCTGAAGATTATGCGTATTTCCCATTTTGAATCCACGACTTTTTTTTATTTTTTGCATTTTTAATAAAATAGATTTTATAACTTCCGACTCTAAAATATCATTCTTTATTGCAAGTCGTTTTTTTTCATTTGTTGATTCTACAAATTTTGTTTTTTTATACAACTTGTTAATTATCTTTTTTCTTTCTTCAAAATATTCTTGTTTAAGTCTAAAAAAACTTGTAATTTTTTCATTATTTGATTCTTCTGTTTCACCGCTCATAGTATAATATTGTAACTATTAATTATATTATAACTATAATTAAAAATTGTTAAAATAATTTAAAGATGTTTATGTTTGTTTATATACCAAAATTAAATCAAATTAAATCAAATTAAACCAAATAAATTAATAAAAATATAAATGAAAAACATGGAAACTGTTATTAAACCAATGACAAAAGAATATCTTAAAAATTATCCTAAAAATAGAGAATTATATAGAGTTGTGAATTTAATATCCAACGGGGTAATTGATAAAGCAAGCGGTCGCACATATGCACACACAGACTCCTGCCTTGAGTCTGCATTTAAATTTTGCATTCCTTTTGAAGAAGAGTGGGTTCATCAAACGATGAATGGTTTAATGTATCAGTCACAATCACAGTTAACAGTTGTTGAATATCAAGACTTGATTTTCAAAGTGACGAATGATTCAAATCAAAAACCTAAAATGCGACAACAATTCATTGATGATTTGATAGCAGAGCTTCAATTCACGTTCCCTGATAGTAAAATCAACTGTGTTGAAAAAATACATTTTCCTCACGGATACAGTTACAATCAAATAAAAAAAATATTTATTGAAATTGACTGGTCGTAGCGTAGTTCTTCGTTCATTCGTCCCCCTCACCATGAAGGCAAGGGATTATAAGGGACGGCACGTCCCTTAAGGCAGGGATTATAAGGGACGGCACGTCCCTTAAGGCAGGGATTATAAGGGACGGCACGTCCCTTAAGGCAGGGATTATAAGGGACGGCACGTCCCTTAAGGCAAGGGATTATAAGGGACGGCACGTCCCTTACCATGAAGGCAAATCTGTGATTAAATTTGCATGCGTTATACCACCTTTTTGCCGGTCCATTTTTATTGTTGCAGATACATTATTTAATTTTGTTAAAATATACTGTTTTTCTTGTTGTTTTTTTCTTTCCTTTTCTTCAGGGGTAAGCTTTCCTTTATATTTAAAATATAAAATCCCTCCTAAAAGTATCGTAAATAATGTAAACATTGATACATTAAATACAGTATTGTAGTGATGTGACTTTATTTGATGACAACCTTTCAGCACACCACTTATAAATGATTTAACTCCGGGTTCGGTCAAAAATGGTTTGTCATCTTGACCTGAACCATGACCATGACCCATTCTAAAAAAGTTCATATTTACTTCACTTCAATTGTGTGTATAAGTGGTGTGGTGGTATATAAATATATATTCTAATTCTTAATTCTATAAAACATGATAGATAATTTCATATTAATTTTATACACATTAATTAATATAAATTTTAATATATTGATAATACAAATATTAAAATAAATTATTACTAAATAGTTAAGAAAAAATAAAAATGTCTTCAACACAACCTGCATCGACAGCATCGACAGCATCGACAGCACAACCTGCAGCCGCAACCGCTTCGGCTGCTCAAGTAGTTGACCCAACCACGTCCATTTTTGTATACATTGGACTTACCGCCGTATATTTTACGATGAAGTATATGATGCCCGAAAGGTCAACCGCTTTATTTGTTATTTATTTCATTTTAATACTTATAAGTCAATTTATTTTGAATATATATTTAGCCAAACAAATGTGCAACAGTCCTTCAAATGTTGGAACTGCAGCCATTGCGACAATTATTCCATGGGTTCTTATTTTCGGATTACTCAACTTGTTACTGACAATGTTTCCTGGTTGGCTTGCCGCATTTTCAAATACAATTGGCTATGCTGTCGCGAGCATCGTCGGTGTATCATCACTTTTTACAGAAAAATTGCTAAATGTTGGAACACCGCCAAATAAAGATGCATTCAAGGTCATTCAAAATATACTGAGCGACCCTTCTACAATTATCAACACGCTCAATGATGAAAATGTTTTGAACTTTTGGAACAAAAGCGTTAATGTGAAGTTATTTAAAACAGACTTTCAAGTAATTAATAATGTTGATGGTATTCAAACTCGGGACAATGAATATTTTTACGAACTTAAAAAGTACATTATGCTGAAAAACCTTGTTTCTTATTTTATCTGGTATTTATTGACCGGAATTCTCATCACATCAATTAGTTACAATTATATGCTCACAGTTCCCTGTATACAATCACCCAAACAAGCGCGTGCAGCCGCTGCTCAATTTTTGGCAAATAAAAAGAATGCAGAAACATCTGCAGATGCCGCCAAGTCAAGCGCACCTGTTTATCAAACCGATGGGAAATAACAGGGGACATGCTGTCCCCTCTGACCCCTTGCCCGTATATAATATATAAATATATTGTGCAAAATAATTAAATACTAAACCATTTTGGCGAAACAATTATATTCGCATTTGTTTCGGTATCAATCAAATAAGAATTGTAAACCGAGATGAAATACTTTTCAAACCATCGTTTGCTAATGATATTATATTCCTTATCAAACGCGTATTTGCAATAACACTGATAAATTGCGTACAATGACTGACTTGTCGTATTTGCATTCAAACTCTCCATTTTCGACTCTTTATATTTTTGTATAAATTCCTCAATTTCCCCTCTTTTATTCCATATATTCGACCTGCATCCTACGTGAATCAAATACTTGTCATCTTCTATAATAATATCCGGGTAAAAATGTTTTATCAGACCCAATAACATTTTATCCGACACGTTATTGTGCAACAGCGTCGTCGCAGACCGCTTAATTGATTTGTTGAACAATGACAATAGTTCATCCAATTCTAATTCATATTCTTCTTCCTCTTCTTCTTCTTCTTCTTCCACTTTTTTATTTTCTGAATTGTTTAAATCTACAATATAAGTATTCCAAAATGACATGAAACTGCAAACAAATGGTAAATGTTTACTTGTTCTATTATTTATAATCGTCTTTTCAACATCATGCGGCAACTGCAGCGCATCAATGTCCAACTTCAACTCTTCGCAATGTGTTGATAACAGTTGTTGGAGAGAATGATTAAAAAAGATATTCGGAATATTCTCCTCTTCAATAAATATTTTCCACAAGTATGACATATTTTTACACGTTATACTATAACCAGGACACTTTTCTGTGGTCGCGTTGATGAATCTCGACACTATTTCAAGGTTGGTATTATTTTTTAAATAAAGGGCATGATTTATTACTGAATAGTCGTTACAATACTTATCCAAAAATGAATCGGCAGATACATATCGTGTCGAGTAATGAGATGCAACGCACAATACATCAATAATGTGAGGAATAATATGCGATTTAAAATAATCGTCGTAAGCATTTGATAGTTCACACACATTTACAAGTCGGCAATCTTCGTTTGCGTGTTCATAGTATTTAAACTTGAAATGAGTCAATAAATTAATCCCATAGTACTTGTAACACTCTTGATTTAATTCTTTTATAAAAGGAATAAAAGTTTTTGAATTAATAAAATAATGAAGTGAATTTTTTTTGTGAAGAATGTCCCCGACGACTGTAAGAAAGTATTTCACTGTATCTTTATTATGAAATAATGCCGGCGTGAGTAACCGTATCACATTCTGAATAGTTTCTGATTCAGGTATTGATTTCAGTATATTATTATTCTCTCGAATTCGTTTTATAATTTGTATTTTTATTTTGTATTTCCACGGCAACAAGTCTTTGTGACTTGCCGTAATTGTTGTTAAAATGGAATGTTGAATGTTGTCTTCTTTTATAACTTCATATGTTTTATCATCAGAATAAATAAAAAATAACTCGGTGCCTGAATGATAAAAATATCGGGTTTTTGCAAGAAATTCTTCAATAAATTCATCCGATTTTTCTTCTAATGATTTTTTTCTCTCTTCTCTCTGTTTACACTGTTGAACAGTATTTTCAAGAATTGCCGGCAACGCATCCATAATGTGATGAATCAACTTTTGTTGAACATTTGGCAAATTCGTGTACTTGTTATACAACGCTGTAACCATGTTTACAGCTTCCGCAATGTCGGTGCCACCACCTTGGTCATGTGTCACAATTTCGGGTTGATTTATCATATAAATGTTATAAATATAAATATATATACGTGTGTAATATATCCGCATATATGTTTATATAAATTATCATAATTATTATTTATTTTATTTTATTGTTTTACCATTTCACTTGTTATAGAAATGTTTGCATTCATTAGGCCTAAAAACATTTTGAATCTGTGGTTTAAATTATATACATGCGTTTCAATGTTCGATAAATCTGTTGAAATATCAAACGTCCTCAAATAATAAAAATATTTTTCATTATGCGTCTTTATTTTTTTCAAAATTGCATCCAATTCATTATGTAATTTCGTGCACATTTCATGAATGCCCGTTAACGCTTTGTGTATGCTTGCTTTTTCATGAACCGTTTCTGGTATTTCCGAAATGTAACTTTCAATTACTTCTAATTTATAAATAATATCCAACTTTTCCATTTTCGATTTAATGTACGTCTCTCCACACATGTATTCCGATAAAATTTCGTATATTTTTGAATTTGTAGCACCAATAGAACGCAACACCGCGTCCCTTTGTAATAAACTCGCAACAACCAACGCCATTCTAAAAAATATATATATAAAATATATAGTATATAAAAGTATAAATATAAATTTATATACTTTTATATAATTATTCATTCGCTTTAAAAAATGTTTCAAGTAAAAAAACTAGTTTCGCACGCAATTGTACCTAAAAGAGCTACTGAAGGCAGCGCCGGATTAGATATTAGTTCATCCGTTGATGCAACCGTTCCGCCTGGAAAATGGTGCGCCATTTCCACCGGCATTTCCATCATGGTGCCAAAAGACTGTTATGCAAGAATTGCACCGAGAAGCGGACTAACGTTCAAATACGGAATACAGGTTGGCGCCGGAGTCGTTGACAGCGACTATACAGGTGAAATAAAAGTTATCCTGTTCAACCACGGGGCATACGATTTTACAATCAAAGCAGGCGACAGAATTGCACAATTGATTTTTGAGAGAATATTCACAAATGAATTGCAAGAAGTTGAAGAATTGGTAGAAACAGAGAGAGGAGCAGGAGGGTTTGGTAGCACGGGATTATAATTTTTTTGTTTATACCAGCTCCCATCTTTATTTAATTATTATGCATTATGAAACAAAGTATCGACCGATATTTTATAAGCTAAAGTTCTATTACTGTATTTATGTTGTTTATACTGCTTCTTTAAATCAAACACACTAATACAAGTATTGTGCAACATATTTGTCAACCGTTTTTCTACCTTATCCAAACTCCAATACTCATTTGAATTATTTTGCAACCATTCAAAATAACTCACAACCACACCTCCGCTGTTGCACAACACATCAGGTATTACTTCAATATTTCTTTCAAGCAGTATTGCGTCAGCCTCGGCGGTTGTCGGTCCATTTGCGCCTTCTGCAACAAGCCTGCAACTAGAATCGATTTTTTGGGCAACATCTTTTGTTATTTGCAGTTCTTTTGCGGCTGGAACTATAATGTCACATTTCATTTTCCAAAAATCTTGTTCGCTTATTTTCTCCACGTCTTGAAATTCGGGCGAATTCTCTAAATTGTACAATCCTCGGTTATCAGCATTATATTTTTTCAATAATTCAACATTGTCAACGCCGCCACATACTTGATTAAATTTATAATATCCGGTGTGGTCTCCAACTGCCAAGCACGTGTAACCCAATTTATTCAAAAAATGCATCGTCCAAATACCGACATTTCCGAAACCCTGTATAATGTATGTTTTCAATGGAGCATCAATAAAATCCTCGTGATGTTTATTCCAATAATCAATTGTTAATGCAACACCCAATCCAGTAGAATGGTTTCGTCCCAATGACCCTCCGCAATCCACACTTTTACCCGTGAAACAGCCTAAATTTAATTTGTTTGTATCCATGTCATTGCTCAACTCTTGATACTTGGAAACCATCCAGTCCATTGTTTGACTTGACGTCCCGATGTCCGGTGCCGGTATATCAAGAGTCGGACCAATATTTGTATAAATGGCGGCACAAAATGCTTTCGAAATATTCTTATTTTCATTTTCTGAATATTTTCTTGGATTATACATGACACCCCCCTTTGCTCCGCCAAACGGTAATTTGTGAAGCGCACATTTAATTGTCATCCAAAATGCCAGCGCTTTGCATTCTTCCAAGTGAACTTCGTCGCTGAAACGTAATCCGCCTTTATATGGACCCAACCAGTTATTATGTTGAGCACGATACCCGGTAAAAACTTCAACCCGTTTATCATCTAATACAACAGGAAAGTTAACAATAATTTCCTTATTATGCATCTTGAGGCATTTCAAAAAAATATCATCATAATCAAAAGTTGTGAAAACAGCTTCCAACTGTGAATGAAACAATTTCGAAATTTCGCTTTGACTTTTCTCCATATGATTATAAATTATAAATAATATAATATATAATATATATAATATTTTTAATTACTATTTTTACATATTATTTTCATAATAATCAATCAATCACCATCTTATAACTAACTCTTAAATCTAGACTCGTGGAATTTTTACCCCCAATACACTTTGTATTTTATTCACATGTGTTGCGTTGTAGACGCACGTTCCTCTTTCAATCTCAGAAACAATCGAAACCTCAAAATTGCATTTTTGTGCCAGTTCCTTCTGTGTCATTTTTTTTTCGCATCTTGCAACACTAATAGCCAAAGAAGTATTTTTTGAAATATATTTTGTTTTTTTCACATTATCGTCCGATGCGGCTGCATAAATGCCGATGGATGCCAACGATGATGAAGTTGTTGCCGGTACATTCAATGATTTTGCTGCTGCTGCTGCTGGTTTCTTATTAAAAACGACGGGCTCCCAATCTTGATGTGACTGTTGTGGCATTTGACAAGTTGAATTTGTTGGAATTGTTGTACTTGTTGATTTATTTATAAAAATTCAATTTTATATAAATAAATAATAAATAAATAATTGAAAATAATCAACCCCAAATCTGATATTCTTTTTCGAGTTTCACATTGTGCAACATTTTAAATGTTTTATTTTCACTCGAAAAGTAACTCGGAGTTAATATGCTCCAGTCTAAACCATCGTCAAAAAGCGTTATCTTTGTGTATATGTATCCAATCAATGCGCTGCACCAAAATCGCGACGTTTTTTGCGGATTGGCATCCTTCTTATAATAAGCCTCTACCCAGTCGCTTACCACAATATCATAGGGTTTATCATAAACAACTTTGTGAATTTCTTGTAATGTATTGATATTGAATAATTTATGATACTGCTCTTGTGATTCACAGGTCAGGCGTCTTACATATATTTTCCCCTCATATGTTTGTAAAAACTCGTCAAACTCGACAAACTGAACACCAAATTTTTTTTTGTTATCTTCTGGGTCCGGTGTGTCTGATATTCCCGATGTCCACACGTATACACCCTTTAATTTGGGGGTTGTCATTTCCGGGTCAACAACTACCATTCCCACATGAGAATAGTCACTTTGAGTCATGAATTTAATAAACCAGCTAAACATTCCCCACGAATTATGTTGCAAGTCGTCGCAAACCAACAAGTCACCCGTTTTTAAAGTCGCCTTTAAGGTCTTAAATTCATCTGAGTCTAAATTTTGATTTTGATTCAAACTTTTCATTTCTGCTTCTTTTTTCATTTTATATTTTTATTACTATTATTTTTATTACTATTATTTTTATTACTATTATTTTTATTATTTATTATTATTAATATTTTATTTAAATAATTATATATATATATTCAAAGTTCAATTCATTCAATTCATAAATTATTTATTGCAAATGTCGGGTTTTTTTACAGATATAATGACGGATATGAAAGGAATGGAACAGAATTTACTGGGTCCTGACTATTTGTATTGGAAACGCATTTTAAAACCATCTGATATGGGGATGTCAGACGATGGAAATTTTGGCGCACTTGCCAATGACATTAGCGGATTGATTAACTATGTAGAAGTGCTCGTTTCCGGAAAGGGTGGTTCTACCACAGGTGGCCCTTTAGGTGATAAATTCTTTTTAAAAACGGGCGGACAATGCACCGATGTTGCATCTAATAAATTAGTCGACCGATATATTTATATTGATAATATTCCAAGTGGAAATATTCCATTTATATCATCGGGTCTAGGTGGAACCGACTTTACAGAATTTGAAGGGCTCATTCCAGGAACACTCGGTGATTTAGGAAAATTAAATCCTCTTAGTCTTTTCAAATCATTTATGATGGGCGAAAATCCGCCATGCATGTCAGTCACACTTGCTACAGTTACTCCTGTAACTGATGCGAATGGCAATGACACGGGACAGGATAACGATGGGACTGATACCAAGTACCTCCTAGTTGCCGACGTTAAAAATATGGACCCGTGCATATTTCCCGATAAAACAAATCCGGCAGACCCGACACAAGTTTGTAGAGAAACATTTACAAATTCCAAGTATGATGATTATGATTCCGACTCGTCATCGTCATCGTCGTCATCAAAACAAAAATCCAAATGTAAATATAAGTATTCAAAAATTCCAAAAATAAAAAAATATAGAAAAAATAAGAACAAGTCGTCGGGAAAAATGACATCATCAGGAGAAATTGATTTTTCGAAATTACCAGATGACTTGTATGTAAAAGCATTTTATGCTTGCATAAGTGTGTTTTCTCTCTATGTATTGTATCGATTCATTCAAAGATACCACAAGAAATAGAAATGGTAAATGATTACTATAAAAAGATACGGGAACTAGGGTTTGAACCTAGGACCTCGGAGTTATGAGCCCCGCGCGCTTCCTCTGCGCCATCCCCGTTAAGATACCACTCGTAGGTTTCGATCCTACCTTGCCTTTTAATGAGAAAGAGAT